TAATCTCATCTATTACAAGACTAGCTTGTTCTGCTTCAAATATACCATCTATAGCTTCAGTAGCTCCTAGTGTTTGTTCTCCTAGGTTTTGTAGTATGATATTAATTGCATTATTTAATTTATTCATATCTTTCCTTTAGTTTATTATAGTTGTTGTTGGCCTCATATCTCAAACCAAAAAAAAGGACCAGCTAAATTAATAGCCAGTCCTTATAAATTGCTTATGCTTATGCAGCAGCAGCGTCGATTGTTACTACACAAGCTGGATTAAGTACACCATAACCCATTGCGTAAGATGAAGTCATTAAATCACCTAATTTCTCAGGGATGTAGTTAGCTTCAGATTTGATGTCAAGTAATTTAACAATACCAATTGCATTAGTAGTGAATACTACAATCTCACCAGTAGCTAATCTATTAGATACTAGGATGTTGTTACCTGCAATCTTAGTAATCTTACCAGCATCAATACCACCGTTACCAGATGTATAGTCACTGTTTGTACCTTTATCAGATTGAACTAAGTTGTAGTAATCAGCAGGAGTTACAACTACGTATCTCTCACCTGGTACATCTTTTTCATCTAAGATAGTTTGTGCTTGGAACATAGCATCAATAATCTTGTTACCTTTAACAGAAGCAGCATCAGCAATTAATACACCTGCATCAATTGCAGCAGCTTCTGGAGTAGGTTGACCTGTAGCAGCGGCAACACCACCAACACAAGTTCTAAGAGTAGTAACTACGTCACCATCAATTGTTTGTGCTAACTTTCTACCCATTTCAGTAGAGTATTGTCCTCTAACTTCATAGTGAGACATTGCTTCTTCGAAGTTATCTACAAATACAGATGCGTATTTTAAGTTATCAATAGTAATAACTCTTTCACCAGCAGCGATTCCTGATACATCAATATCAGTACCTGGTACGTGCTCAGCTACAGCATCAGTATATGAACCAATAACTGGGAATTGCATTTCCCATTTCAATAAAGTACGTTACCACTTTACCCGTCTTGTCCTTGGTAGGAGACAGACCGCTATATATTACTATATAGATTAGACTATATCTTTAAAACTGTTTAAATAATCAATTGCATTTTGTAATCTGTGTTTAGAATCTTTTAATAGTCCTAAAGCGGTATTACAGTTTGTACATAATAGACCTCTAACTTGACCTGTCTTATGGTCATGGTCTACAGCAAACTTAGTATATCTATTACTATTTAGTTTGCAATTACAAATCTTACATTGACCCTCTTGCTCAATAAACATCTTCTCATAATCTTGATTAGATACCCCTAATTTCTTAACTCGTTGTCTTTCAATACGACAATCTTTGCATTCATTAGTGTGTTTATTTGAATCCTTTCTAAAGTAGAATTCATCGAGTGGCTTTTCAGTCTCACAGAGTGTACATATTTTCATATATGTTTCCTTTTAATTTATTTTGTTTTACTCACCGCTTCCATCCACTTGGATGTACGTGCACAATGCACTAGTCGTTGAACGTTCCTATCTTTCGATTAGGCTTCGCTGCTGATTGTCCCATAAGGAGGTCCCAGCAATTCAATGAGTGTTTATAGAGAACCCTTTATGTTAAGCACTCTTACCTGAAGAAATAGTTCTAGTTTGTACTAGTCCCATGAAGATGTTGTTCTCTTCGAATGAAGTTAATACTTCTCCTGAGAATACTTTAAGAGCGATTGCTCTGTCTGAGTGTGCATCAAGTGTGTTAGTACCGATACCATTTGAGTGAATATAATTTGCCATGTTTTAAATGTCCTTGTTTTATTTTTATGTTTAATATGTTAGCCGTAAGTGGCACCTACGCGTGATATTAATATGTATTGTCTTTTATTTCCATCTTTGGTATCCCTATAAATACACCTCGATATACTTAATAGGGGCATCGATTTTATAATAGTTTTAATATTAAAAAGGTAGTGACAGGCGTTTGAAAGCCTACCGACTACCTAAAAGAGGAGTAAAGAAGTTTGGTCTTACATCATCAGTGTTAAACTTGTCTAGGACATAGGTTACATCTCAATGCCAAACACACCTTACCAATTACTCTTCGCTATCTTATTTTGTACCTGTGCTCTAAACGCAGGGTCTTTCTTGTACCTAACATCATGCATATCCTTAGTCATCTCTTGACTAGATTGATACCCTTGTGATGATGTAGTTGAATTACTACTAGCTTTAACTAGTGAGGGTCCTCGTGTAGCTTGGAACCTAGCATACAATCCTTGGATAGCAAATTCAGCTTGTCCTTCATTTTGTAAACTAGAGTTAAATGCTTCCTTATCACCATCCGATAATGTTTCTCCTGCCCATGATATCATATCTTGATACCCTTGCTCTCCACCAGCTAGTGATTGCATCTTAGATAAGTTCTGAGATACAATAGCTTCTTGTCCTGCAATATAGTTATCTACAGTAGCTTTATCAATACCCTTACCAGCCAATGATGCGTATGTATCCTCAGATAATACACCATTGTTAGCAAACTCTTGATTCAACTCTGTAAAGTCAATGCCCTTGCTTTCAGCTAACTCTTTAGCTTCAGCCTCTGTAGATACTGTATCACCCTCTTCCGCTTCAGTAGAAGCTTCTTTAGTCTCACCGTCATTACTACCTAACTTACCTTCTAGTTCTTTGTAAGCTTGTTCCATATCTTCAACAGACTTGTACTTACCTGCATATAACTTAACTTCATCAGATGGTAGTGGAGCATCATCTGCTACACCCCTCTTATCAGCATCACTTTGTAGTTCCTGTTGTGTTTGGTTTGTGTTCGCATCCATCTTGTCCACCATCGCTTGTTCGTGTTGACTTAGGTTTACGTTTTCTTCTTGGCTTTGTTGTATTTCCATCTTTAACTTCCTTCTTCTTTATCTCTCTTGTGTATGGGGGAGTGGGAGGAGCCATTGTAACTGGCAACCTCACTACATCATCCCTTGTTCAACTGCTGCTTGACCACCAGCTTGTGCTGCTGTATCTAAACCAGCTTGTCCAGCTTGTTGCATCATAGCTTGTTGTTGTTCCTGTTGTCTCTGCTCAGGTGTCTTAATCAGACCCTCTGTATCAATACCCAGTGATGTACCTATTTGTGCAATAACTGCATCTACATTTGAATATTGTGCAAATATCTCAGGTCCTAATAACTGCTGTAATGTTTGTGCAAACTGTACTAACTTGTTGTAGTCGTGTCCTCGTCCTAGTGCCTCTACACCAGTAACAATTACAGGCTCTACTAATCCCTCTGGGAATGTAACTTTAGATGTTAACATCATTAACTTAATTAATGGTAGTTGTAGTTCCTGTGTTAGAATACTATAGATACCACCTAAGGCATCCTCTAGTTCTCCAGCCATAAGTCTTACCTCTTCAGCTGTAACACGTTCTGCATCTCTTCTTGCTGATTCATTTAGAAGGAAAGCACTAGCTAGTCTTCTCTGTATATCATTAAGTGTTTCATATGCAATACGTAAGTCATGTGATTTATCCACCTGTAGTGTAGATACATCCTGTGCATTACCTTTGATGATTGCTCCACTCTCTGCTTTAGCTAGTGTCTTGATATTCGTAGCACCCACTGGGTTAACCATGAATACAATCTTACTTGCTGCTGCTGATGCTTCTACAATAGACATTGTCAATGCTTCTAGTGACCTCAAGTCACCTAGGTATTGTTCAACTAAACCTCTACCATAATCTTCATTATGTATTGATGTCCATCTTAATGGTAGATAAGGCATATTCTTAGTAGTATATACACCTCGAGTACCTTCAAGTTCTTCATCACCAGCTTCTTGCCATGAGTCATACTTCTTAGTCTCTGTATTGTATTTAACAATTGTATATAGGTCTATGTCTTTATCTTCACTATCGTATTTACTAGGGTCAGGTAAGTCACTAGGCTTAACTCTTTCAAGAGTCATTATCTCTTTAACTACACCCTCTGGACTCCTCTTAACCACATAGTGACTTAAGTTGAATACCCTTGTACCTTCATCTTTATCTCTAAAGACTAATGCATTACCAGTAGCTACCAGTAGTTTTAAAGCTTCAAATATAGGCACCCTTAGTGCTTCTCTCTCAATCTGTGCACTAAGTGCTCTCTCAATATCAGCTAACTGTTCGTTAACTTGTGCAGCGGCTCCTGCTTGTGCTTGTTCCATCTCCATCATAGCAATCTTATCAGGTATGAACCTAAAGAAAGGAGCGTTAGGTGGTAATAGACTCAGTAGTAATTTACTCGCTAAGTTGTTAACAGCTCTAGCACCTAATGATTGATAAGGTGTAGCTAGTCGTGTATCCTCTGTGTGTGTCGCATCTACCAGTAATGAAGGTATAGTTAATTCAACACATGCTTTAGCTCTATCAACTACAGCATTCCTTTCACTATCTAGTTTGGACCACCTAGTTTTTAGGCTAATGTCTTCCATCTATTTAGGGATACCTAATCCTGAAGATGCTTTACCTTTAGTTAATGGTATCTGTAGCCTCTTCTTTCCTTGTGCTCTTTTCTTAAGGTCACCTCTACCTTCATCATCACCACCTGCTTTAAATGTTGCTTCCTCTACTGGTGCTGCTGGTGGGATAGGTGCTGCTGGTGCTGGTGTTTTAGATCCAAATAATCCGCTCATGTGTATTAATCCTTTTCTTCTATTAATTGTTTTATATATCTGATTATTTCTAATCTACCGTGTTGTCTTCCTTGATCATAATCGGATAATCTAGCTATCACTATCCTATCAGGGAATGCTTCTTCAAGTATCTGTAGTATTTTCTCTACGTTCATCTTCTCTCCAATTCTATTTATAGAAGGTTCCAGTTCTTTTATCATGCCTCATCCTGTGTGACACTGAACCTAACTACATAAGTAGGTATACCCTCTCCTTGTATCTATCGGTATCTGCAACAACTCAAGACTAGAAAGTAACTCTAGCCTCGATGCGGAGGGGTCCACAGTACTACACCTTCCCCATCATATTGATGCATACACGCCAACCTCATAGTATTGATAGCATTACTTCTTCTTAAGCCCTTTGACCTATAAGCTAATAACGCAGCTACCCATAACTCTCTTTCATTAGTACAATCCTTTAAGGCTTTCTCAGCTCTCTTAGGGCCCATACCAGGAACACCTTTATAACCATCAACAGGGTCACCCGCTACACATTGGTAGTATTTAAAATGTAAGGCAGTCCACTCATCTACTGTTACATCTTTTTGTTTACCATAGTTATAGTGAGTACCAACTGATTGCATTAATACATCCTTATCGATAGCACATAATATATAATCCTCAGGATACTTAGTCTTTAAATACACAACAGCATCATCAGCTTCCCATCCTTTGTGTAGGATAGCTCCTAGCTCTTCAATCATGTGCTGCTTTAGTTCAGCTACCCATTCAGGTACTCTCATGCCCTTACGGTTGTGTTTATAGTCACTAACTACTTGATCTCTGAAGTTACCACTACCAGTTAAATGAAGCTCATAGTCATCACATCCAGTAGCGAATGTAATAGAATCAAGCATACCATCAATAGCATCTTTCATATCCTCTATCTCACCATGGTATGTAGTTTCTCCATCACCCCAGTCAATAGCTTCTTCTACACCAAATCCTGCTTTATATATCATACTGTCTGCATCTATTAGAGCTTTCATTTATTATCCTCTTTTAATTATATCTTTAAGTTTAGCGATCACTCGCTCTAGGTATTTACATTCTTCATTAGTCTTGCAGTGTCTATATTCTGCTTCTAATGTTTCTACGTAGTGTCTAAGTCTCTTTTTCATTTATCCTCCTATCGTTATCCATCCAAAGTTATTCATAGCGTTGGTTATTAGAAACCACTCCGCTACTACTGTGTTTATTATGAATATTATTTTCCAATCATCAAGCGACATCTTGCTTTAAAGTGTCCCAACTACCAGTCAATGCACCCTTAGCATAATCAGTTACTCTTCCTTCGAAGAAGTTCACTAAGGATACACCAGATGTAACATCATCCATAAATGGGAAGGGGTTCTCTTTATGCCCATAGTTCTCTTTCATACCTAACTGTTTTAAAGCATTATCTGCCATGTATTCTATGTATGTTTTAACTGTATCCTTATCCATGTGTGGAGGATTCAAGTAATCAACTAATGATTTCTCATATTCTACAATCTCTCTTACTGCTTGGTATATATCATACTTAAGTTCATCATCCCAGATATCACTATTCTCTTTGATGTATTCTCTAAATAGTTTTGAGTTACCTTCTTGGTGTTGAGCTTCATCTTTAATACTCCAGTCTACAATAGTACACATACCTTTGTATTTGTTTTGGAACTGATACTGTAGTAACATAGCAAACTGTGCCATTAAACTAATACCTTCTGTAGCTCCAGCATATACTGCTAACATCCTAGCGATGGCTCGTCTAAATTGTTCATCAACTTGTGCATTACTCATACCATCAGCTTTGTAGTCTTCAAACTTCTTTACCTTAGCTTTATCAATATACTCAGTCTTACCTTCCATTAATGGTATCTCTAGGAACTCACTATAGATTTCATCTCCAAACCCTAGAGTCTCAGTAAGTAGAGCATAGGCACTAATGTGTGTATTCTCTCTGTTGGCGAATGTTCTTAACATCATCTGTACTTCAGTAGGCTTAAAGATTCTAAGCATAACATCATACCCAGCACCAACCATAATATCATTCTGTGTGAATAGTCTTAATACTTCAGTAATGAATCTAACTTCATCTGCATCAGCATTATTAAAATCTTTAATGTCATCAGCTAGAGGAACTTCTTCCTCCGTCCAATGCATCTTCTCATGTGTTTTCCAGTAGTCATAAGCCCACGAATATTTCATAGGTTTATACATCGGGTATTTAGTTGTTTGTTTAATTAGTGTGCTCATTCTTTCTCCTCTTTATTGTTACTGACAGCTTAAGCAGCTATCTACTTCTATTATTTCTCTATCTCTAAGTCCTGCACTAGCTCTTGTAGCTGCTGTTGACCTACAGTAATACAGTGATTTAAGTCCTTGTTTCCAAGCTCTCACATGTAGATTATACAAGTTAGCTACTTGCTCATCAGCCGGTAGGAATAAGTTAATACTCTGTGCTTGATCTATGTAAGGTGCTCTATCACACGCCATATCTACTGTATGGAATTGATTTAACTCAATAGCAGTCTTGAATACTTCTTTATCCCAAGCTGACAGACCTGGTATCTTTAGGTTCTGTATTGAACCAGCTTCCTTACCAATAGCTTTCCATACCTTATCTGTATTAGCTCCTAATTCAATTAGTCTTCTCTCTAGGTACTTGTTCCTTTGTGTATAGGTACCAATGTTAGTCTTGTGAACATAACTATTAGCTAATCTTGGATCAACTCCCTGGCTAGTCCCATTACATAACGTACTAATACTAGCTGTTGGTGCTATTGATGTACTATGTGTATTCCTTATGTAGTGGCCATATCTTTCACCTAATGGACAAGGTCCAAACTTAATGGCTGCTTCATGATTTGCATCATCTACTGCTGCTTTAATCTTATCAAATACTGTTATGTTAAGGCCTTTACTCATTGGTGAACCCCAAGGTAAGTTCTTCTTCTGTAGTAGTGAATGGAACCCCATAGCACCTAGTCCTAATGATCTCTCAGCCATGGCACTACGTCTTGCTTTCTCAAATCCAGGTACTCCCTCAGTTAAATCACTAAAGCTTTGTAATACATTATCTAGGAATCTAGTTGTATCATATACAAATTGCTCTAGTTCAAACTCAATCTCATCCCAATACTCCAAGTTCATTGAAGCTAAACAACATACACCTGTGTAGTTTTCATTTGTATGTAGTGTTATTTCAGCACATAGGTTACTTTGAGTAACTTCATATCCTGCGTCTTTATATACCTGTGGTCTAGCATCATTTACATTATCTTTAAATAACATATACGGCTCACCTGTTTCCATTCGAGTCACCAGCATTTTCTTAAATAGATCAAATGCATCTACAGTCTTAACTATAGAACCTGTCTTAGGAGATATTAAATCCCATTGTCCTCGAGACTCAACAGCCTCCATAAAAGCATCAGGGATAGTAACACCATGATGTACATTAAGACTCCTACGGTTGGCATCACCAGTTGGTCTTCTAACATCTATGAACTCTTCAATCTCTGGGTGAGAGACATCCAAGTAGACTGCTTGTGAAGCTCTTCTAAGTCCTCCCTGAGAGACTGCAAGTGTTGAGCTATCAGATACTTTGATAAACGGGATGATTCCACTTGACTTACCATTAGCTCCAACTCCCTCACCGATTCCTCGTACACTAGACCAATCTGTCCCAATTCCTCCACCATAGCTTCCAAGCCAATTATTTTCTGTGAATGTGTCAAAGATTCCTTCCTTACTATCTTGTGTTTTGTTTACATAACAACTAATTGGTAGTCCTCTTTCTGGGGCATTACCATTACTACTAACGGGAGTAGATGGCATAAACCAATAGTTATGTATATATGTTTTTATTCTCTCAGCCATTGCATCATCATCTGCAAACTTAGCCATCCTGTCTAGCCATCCCCTGTAGTTCTCACCTTCTAGGAAGTATCTTTCTTGATACATATCCCTAGAGAACTGAGGTAATCCACTCCAACCTCTTGTGTCACTAATCATCATTACTCTTCCTCATGTATAAATTTATCTATCGATACTTGTGAATAACCTAATACTAATAACATAGGTACTATCACATCTTCAATAACTGTTCTGACGTTTGAAGCATCATCTATCTTAATTGTTGTTACTTTTCCATATGCTGTACATACGAATTCCATATCATTATTCAATAACATTGTTTTCAAGCTCCTTAATCCATTCTTCAAGATACCAAGAAGCTTTCTTTAAATCTTCTAACATATCATTTTTTTGTCTCATATACTTCAGTACGTTTTGTTTACAAGCACCTGTAATCTCTAGGTGTGTAGCATTAGCAGTAAAGTATGCCCAAGGCTGTATAGCCATGTCTTGATAGTGACTACCACCTACTTGTGTTCTTACATTATCTTCCACATTATTTCCTATTCTATCTAAGAAGTCATCTACATTATCTCTATTTATATTAAGTATGGGTTTTACATCTCCCCTATGCTCAAACTTTGTAGCTCCATTAGTAGGGACACAATTATCAGCCTGGGTACAATGATCAAATTCTCTATAAACACACTCCTCGCATATATCAGTCATCCGTGAGTCATTAGCTGAACCTCTTGATTTAGCTTCATATTTAGATTGAAAGCTGTTAGTAGGAACACAGTAATCATCATTCATACATAATCCGTTACCCCCAGGTGCCTCATAATGTATACAAGAATTACAGATACCTTTAGATATCCTCCCACTATTGTCTACTGATTCATACATATTAAGCATCCCTAAAATCAAAGTGTTGTTGTTCAACATTCTTTCTAAAGATACCATCACAACCTAATGTACCTCTTCTATCCTTGATCTCATTATATGCTTGATCTACACACTCTAGGAATTCGATATCCAATACATTACATACGCCCCTAAGAGTAACATAGACGTCACCGATAGCATCTCTAATTTCTCTGTCATCGCCTTTATTAATCCCTTCTAATAACTCAGTTGTTTCCTCTAGTGTTTTGATTGCTTGCCCCATGGCTGTACCATTGGTAGTGATACCTCTCTCATAGAACCAGATGTCAATACCATTATCTAAATCTCTTCTCTTAATCATTGGATCTAATGTGTTCATTGCTCCTGCCATTATGATACCCAGCTTTGCATAAATAGTACTTCATTTGTGTCTATATCAAAGTGCATATTACTATTATATATCTTTAATGTGTATGAGTCAGGCAGCTGTACTGTCTTAACTACATCATTATATACTTCATCTCTACCGTCTGTCATTAATACTCTTATTGTCATCATATGTCTTTTATCCTCTTCCATTGCTTCTCTTATCCATCTTTCTGGTGAACTCATTTTCTTTTATTCCAATCATTTACTTCTGTAACACCAAGGTCTCTCTTGGCATAGTTAATTGCATCCTTCTTTGTAGGGTAATTACCTGCACTAGCTACTTGTCCATCAAGGAGGAACAGTAAGTGCCACCTCTTTGTTGTTTTATCTTTCTTATAATATGCTACCATTAATGTGTATCCTCCCAAGTCTGACCTACATCATAACTACCTCTTAAAGGTATTCTAAAATTTAACTGTGTTGTCACAGCATCAAATGCTCCAGATGCAATCTTACCTATATCATGTGCAATCTCTTCATCACATTCTATCTGAGCCTCATCGTGGATATTCCCTACGAACTCATATTGTGTGCCAGCTTCATACTTCTCTTGTAGTTGTTTATCTAATTCTATTAACCAATACTTCATAACTAATGCACCACATCCTTGTAGTAGTGTGTTTAGTGCTGAGTGTGGTGACCTAATATAATATGGATTACCATCTAGTGCTTTGAGTGTACCATTCTTCTTAACTGCTTCTTGAACACCCTCTGATAATTGTGCAATAGCTGGTATTTGCTTTAAGAATTTCTCCTTAAGTCTCTTCCCGTCTTTAGCTGTACCTTTAACGATCTCTCCAATCTTACCATCACCTGCTCCATAGAGGAAGGCGTATATGAATGTCTTTGAATCATCTCGTGTAGGGAGTCCAGCTCCTTGTTGGTTAAGGGTGTGGATGTCTGTACCATCTTCTTTCTTACCTTCATCAACTGCTCTAGCATAGACACCTCCATCATGTTTTGCCATGTAGTGTGATAATGTTCTTAACTCAAGACCATCAGCATCACAACCAACTAACTTCTTACCTTCACTTACTGTGAATAACTGCCTACACTCACTACCCATGTATGCTCTAGAGCTTGGTACCTGTGCTACGTTAGGCCTAGAGTGTGTACATCGTCTACTAACTGCACCTAGTGTGTCAATACTACCATGGATACGTCCATCATCCTTAACCATCTTCAGCCAAGCATTGTTACCTTCAGCAACCATAGCTATGACCTTCTTAACATTAAAGTAATGAGCTAATATCTTTCCTTCTGGGAACTCCAGAGCATTAAGTATCTTCTCATTAATAATGGGGTTACCTTTCTCTGTGAACTCAGGACTAGTCCAACCATAGAAGTGCTTTAACCATCTTGATATATGTTGTCTAGAACCAGGATTAAACACAAGTTCTTTCCAGTGTCCCCACTCTAGGTCATCATTAAAACAAGCACCTTTTAACTCTTGTGATTGTCTTCTCTTATTTAGACTACCATCCTTATTAAACTTAGGGGCTTCCTTCATTACTATCCAATCTTTAAGTGGAGTAAATACCTTATATAATTCATCTTCAGCTTCCTCTGCTTCCTTTAGCAATTTAACGTGTAGCTGTTGTGCTTTATCAATATCAAACTTCCACCCATAGTGTTCTTGTCTAGCGATGATGTGTGCAAAGTCTTGCTCTAATCTCATGGCTTCATCTGGTATTTGCTTCTGTATTAATCTCTTATATAACTTAGCTGTTACCTCAGCATCTTGTCTACAATATTCTACCATATCAACTGATAGTCTTGACCAATCTTCATGCTCATCTTTGTAGTTACCTAATCTATAACCCCAAGCTTTAAGTCCATGACTACCTTTTAACTTACCAGGTAATCTCTTTCTATTAGCATCACCTAACATTAGGTTTGGATGACTTAACTTAGATGCTATTAATGTATCGTATGTATCACCATCGTATGTCCAATCAGGGTATAGCTTCTTAATAGTTGGTATATCGAAGTTAATAATGTTGTGTCCTACAAGAGTAGTAGCGGTAGTTAATAGCTTTAAACCATCTTCAATACTACCAGCACTACCTTTAATAGGTCTATTTGTAAATACCTGTGTTGCAGGAGCATCTGGTTTTAATATCTTAACACTCATACACCAGACAGTAGTGGCTTCATAATATAAGCCATCTGTTTCAATATCAAATATTACTATCATTATTAATCCCTCTCCTTTTAAAATCAGCTTCCGCCTCTAGGTATCCATACTTAAAACCTACACCTACAAATATAACTATGATACCAAGCACCCCTAAGGCCCCTAGTATATATAACATACAAACCATATTAATAATCCTCCTCATCATTTATTAGATCTACTTGTTGTATCTCGTCACTCTCCATTAAGATACCAGTGTCGGTATCATATATAAACCCTATTGTTTTACCAGTAGCCTTACCAGAGAACCTATCTTTAATACACCTTACTAGACCCTTCTGTCTTTCTTCTGGGTCATCATGTATTGTGTTTCTTTCAACACCTAACATAAAACTACTCCATCTCATGATAGCTCTTGAGCCTGTGAATTGTGCTTGTTCCACTCTACCACCAGCTTCATGTGCATTACCTGTCTTGGGTGGATTAAGATGTGATACAACTAGTATCCATATATTTAATTCCTTCGCTAGTGCAGCTACATCAGCCATTAAAGCATCTAAGTTACGTCTCTCATCTTGAGCATGAGCATTAAGAGCAGTTAAGTTATCAATATAGATATGCTCAACACCATAGTTATGCACCATGAACTTAATCTTATTACTAATTGTTTCCCAATCAATAGCTCCGAAGTTATCGTAGATATAGAGGTCCTTTATATTAGTAATTGTATTCCTTAAATCTTCAGGGTTGTGTTCACTGTCTGGTAGGTGATAGTGTTGTCCGTCTATCTTACCAGCAATACGTAATAAGGTTTCTCTTGTCTGTTGCTCCAGCATAAAGGTACCAACTTTATAACCTCTCTTCATATCATCAGATATAGATTGCATTACAAAGTCTGTCTTACCTACGGATACACCAGCACCTAATGCTACTACCTCACCTAATCTTCTACCATATGTTATGTCTGTCATCTTCTCAAACATCCATGGTCTACCATATTCAATAGGCTTTAGTGCCTCCTCTAGTAGTTCCTCTGGTAGGATAATACCTTCTGGTTTAAACATCTCAGCATTATAGAATGTATTAACTACTCCTGCTTTACCTAGATGTTTTAATACATCATTAGCGTCCTTGTAATCAACGTGACGGGCTATCTTTACTTTACCAATAGGTAGTATAGGGATAACACTATCGAGGGCTTCTCGTCCAGCTCTGTCGTTGTCGAACCAAAGTACAATCTCATCATAACCTGATATAAACTCTAGGTGTTTAGCTATTTCTCTTCTAGCACCAGAGGCACCAGATGATATAGATACAACATCCCACTTGTTATCAAATGCTTGACTAACAGATAAGGCATCAATCTCACCTTCAGTTATAGTTAGTTTCTTACCATTACCTCTACAGTTTTGTTGATTAAACATTAGTGCTTCTTTTGTATTACCAATGAATACAAAGTTCTTATCTTTATCCCTTACCTTTTGAGCTACAACTTGACCATCAGTATTATAATAGTTAGCTACTTGTACTGGCTTTCTTTTGTAGTGAGCATTACCATAACCCATGTGTCTACATGTTTGTTCATTGATCTTACGAGCAACCAGTGTTACTGGATCAACATCTTGTATTAAGTTGCCTGCCATGGTTCGATGTCCTTCATGCTTATCAGTGGTTTTGCCAGCATCGCCATTAGGATTATAGGTATTGCAACTAAAGCAATAAGCACCGCCGTCAACATAATACCTAACAGCATCGCTACTACCACAGCTATTGCAACCATGACATCCAGGAAGTAATTCACTATTATCTTCTCTAACATAACTCATGGGCTTCTTCATAGCATGTTCTATAGTAGTCCCACATCTCTAATGCCTCATAGTATTCTAGGTATTCATCTTCATACATTAAATCACTTATATAATTCTCTTTACTTATCATTCTTTATTCCTTTTATTGTTACTTCTATTCTTGGGCTGTGTCTGTCCTGCTCCACTACTTCCCAACTACTGCTGGTATGATGCTGTACATTATCATCATCAACTATACCGTGTTCTTGTAGTGCGTCGAGTAGAAATTTACCAGCTACAGCTACAAGATTATCACCATCTGACACCTTATTCTTATAATAAATTTTAAAGTGAGTAGTAAACGGAGATGTTATATTAACATCATTTTCTAAGCTTTCTAATACTTTGCCTACTCGTATACTATATTCTTGTTTTACTTTATTCCTCGCTCTGTAATGAGCTGTACCATACCAATTTAAACCTATCATATACTTCTTACGGACTCCGTGGTAGATGGGCACTGTTATTTTCAGTGTCCCACCTTTTGTTACCTTGGCTTCAAACATCTATTAGAAGTCATCCGATAATGTATCATCATCTGATTCAAACGTATCATCATCAAATAGATCATCAGATCCACCGAACTCAATGATGTCTTTTAATACAACTTTGTTTAAGTAAGCTGTAACACCTACTTTACCTTGCATTACATAAGGCTTTAAGTATAACTGTGCCACTACTGTAGAACCATTACCTACTAATACATCATAGTCTTTAATAACTTTCTTACTGCTATCTAGGATATCTGGTTGGTTCTGATTAGCTGTAGAGATAACTGATGTACCATCTGCATCACCATCAGCATTAGTACCATCTTGAATCTTAGATACCTTAGTTGCTTTCTTGCCTGTGTCAGTAGTGTATTCATTATAGGCATTATCTAGTAACTCACTAACGATTGCACCGAATGCTTTTCTACCCTTAGCTCCACCATTCTCTTTGAATGATACCTCTTGATTTAACTGCTCTGGTGTAAATACTAGTTTACCACCAAACTTACCTGTGTATTCGTTTACTTCTGCTAAGCACATGAATAATGTTTTTGCCTCTGGAGTAACTACTGTTACTGGATTTGTGTTGAAATTGTAGCCTTTTGCTGCCATTTGTTTTCCTTTTGTTTTATAATTGTTAACACTTTCATGCACCTCTTTACTCGGTATCTGTAACACCCTAAGTAAACTTTAAGTTAGGAGTTAACTAAATATGTATTTACTATCTCTTACTTCGTTTAAATCTAGGGTGTTAATCATAACATCATCATCATATTCAAGACCTATTTCCTCTGTCCAGTTCTTAAGTATTGGCTCTGAGAACAACTCAATATAAGCCTCCCTTACCTGTGTTGACAATGTTTCTGCATCATTAGGACTTACACCATAACTATCATGGATTAACCAGAAGTTATCAACGCCTTGTTCAATACATCTCTCTACAGTTCTATACATAAGTACAGCATCTAATTGATGTATAAAATTAGGTGCTATAGAGGATAACATCTTTTGTTTATGTATATTATCTGTAGGTTTTCTTATTAAGAGCATACCTAGCTCCGTCCTCAGTCTGTGTTCAGTCCATCGTGTTACTTTCTGTAACATAGGTAATCTATATATTGGACTATGCCATTTAAGATACCCTCCTTTAGATGTTATTTGTCTAGTGACTTCCTTAATATATTGTTGTCCTTTAATAGCTCCCTCAACTACCTCATTAATAGCTTGTATATTGAGAACAGTTATCAATTTGGCTACAACCCACTTATCTCCTTGCCACCAGAGGTTATCATTAGCTTCATCCTCATCTAATAACTCCTTTACTTGGTCAAACATACCTCTATCCGTTACTGAATAAGGTGTAGTCATAACATTTCTCTTAGTTAATCTCCTATTTATCTTCCCCTTGAGTCCTTTAGCTTCAATCCTAGTAGATATAGTCTTCTCCACACCGTCGGATGTCTTAAATGTTATCTCTTTAGGGTAGGAACCTTCTTCAATTAATCTATTAGCTACCACAGCTACATCCATATATATGTCACTTCTGACATCCCCTATGACATTAACTGATTTACCTCCAGCACCATCTAGTAAGAGACCACTATAGACCTGAATACCGCTACAAGTAGCATCAAGAGCAACTGGAATATGAATAAGGGCATTATTATCGTTGAGATAATCACTATAAGCAAAGCAGAAGGCGAGGAACTCGAACGGACTATCTGTCTGAGCCCAGCTACTAAGATTAAGTAGTGGGTTGATAGCGATAGCTCTAATCTCATCTTCCATTGCCTCAATGTTTGCAATCCTCTCGTGATACGGAGCTTTATCCCATCCATAACAATTTGCACCATGTATCTTTAACCATTTTAATCCTTCCTTATTTAATACCTGCCCCCTAGAGAACTGAAGTAACGACTTAATGTTACCTGTCTGCTGTGGGTTGAGGTGTTGTTGTATTGGATATAGTCTAAACCTATAGTCAAATTGATATGTGAAGTAAAACTCCTTATATTTACTATATTTCTTAGCTACATCAAGGGCAAATAAATACCCCATCCTACGACCATGTATTGCTTCTATCAATGCTCTCTGTTCTTCTCGTGCTTTATACCAAGCCTTGAAGTGTTGAGTCTCAATGTGTTGTCCCTTATCATCTAACTTACCAAAGTCTGTCTTAGGTACTAATATATCAGCATCTAAGTGATCCATGTAAGGTATTGAACCATATAACTTTGGGTTCTTCTCACTACTAGCAGGGTCAACTAAGTTATCCTCAATTATTGTGTTCATAATGGACATAACTCGTGTATTGACTTGATATGGTACCTGCTGTATGTTGTGTATTATATCTAAGAAGGGACTATCCATAGATAGACTATCACTAATCATATCAAGGTGTTTCTTCTCCTTCTTTACTAACTTAATATCATTAAAGGTTAAGTATCCACCAGCATTCATTAATGATACAGGCCTTAACGGAGGCACCACTAATGGTTGATATGTGAATACATTCTTAACTAAGGTATCTCTATGTTTACCTACTAACTTCATAGCATCATCACTTAATGATACATGATGCCTCTCTCTTTTAGCCTTGGTGTAGGAACTATTCCTAGCTTGTACTAGTTTAAATAGATTACACCCGCTATTGATAACAATATTTATTAAGGCAGTACCTAACTTAGCTGTGGACTCAACATTATCAACATCAAATCCCTTTAACCTAGATATCTTTCTCTTACGAGCCTCTATAAACTTCTTACCTCTTCCTTTAAACTCATAATCCATATAGGCATAGAGTTTAGGGTCAGCCTTACGGTGTTGTTCAAGCGATAGACACACATTAATTTCTTTAACAATGTGCCAGCTTAATCCTACCAAACCTCTCGGTTCCTTAGCTATCCTTATTAACATTGTGTTTAGGATGATGTAAGCTAATACATCTTCTCTACCTTCATAGAAAGCCTTTAATCTCTCTCTGTCCTTACGATAGTTACCTTGTAACCTCTTAGCAAAGTACTCCTTAATACCTGCTGTTACAGCATTAATACTTACTCGTAATAAGTTCTGTCCAAAGGAGGTCTCAGTTAATTCCCCATGTTCTATGATGTGGATGAAGGCACTATCTATCTTTTGTTGTGCTTTGAGAGTTGTTTCCTCCTCCAGCTTCAGTTGTTCATCATATAGGTTTATACTACACCTCCTGCTGCATACACTCTTTAAATAAGTACTTGTGGTCATCAGGTATAGCATCATATATAGCTTGAGCTAAGAGTCTAATCTCCCACAATGCAGCTGAACTACTCCTTAACTCTAGGAAGTTCTGTAGTGAACGAGCATTAATAGTCATTACTAAGGATGTTTTATATGCTTCAGGCATACAGTACTTAGCTTTATCATTAGATACACCCTGCTGTAGGCAGTCATGAAGCCAATGGAGTGCATGAAGTGTAGAGATATCTACCTCCTCGTCCTGTGTCATTATACAATATTTCTCTGCTGTGTGTGTGTTTATGTATTCTTCAGCCTTTAGCTCTTTAAGTGTGTACCTACTACTCTTAACACTATAGGAAGCAATACGATGCCTTGCTAATTCTTGTAGACAGGCTCTAGAAATACCATCTATATCGAATGAATACACAAGGTGTTCAAGTGTTGACTTGTGTTTATTCTTGTTACCTATTCGTTCAATCAGTTCCTTATCTTTAGTACCACCATTATCTGACTTAGCCTCACTAGCCCAACACTTCCTAATAGCTTTACTAGCTACCCATAACGGTGTATTATGTAATAACTTAACTTCCATCATACTGACACCTTATTCATAATCACCCTAACAATACAGTGTTCACCATAGGTCTTGGCATATTCTTCATCTACTTCTTGTAGAAACTTAATTAGTTTCTTTGGGTCTATTAGTTGTTGTGGTTCTGTGTATATGTTCATTTATTATCCTTTATAGTTCATATTCTTTATTGTTAAGTATTTCACATACTCTTTCAGCTACTTTTTTAGGTATATAGATTACTCCTATAATTCTAAAGGTCAGCCAGTAATCCAAGTAATACTTATTGTCTTTGTAGGCATATTGCACATGATGCTTAGATTGACTACTATCATTCCAATCAGCTACCCAATCTTCCATGTTCATCTCAATAGTTACTGCTTCTATTAAAGCACCTAGTCTCATCATCTCAGTTTGAGTTTTGCAATGTTCATTAGCAAACTTCAGAGTCTTTCTATATCTGCCAGCTTTAAGAAGGCCCTTACTTTGTCCTGAATTTCCCGGTATAGTCCTATAACTACCTATAAGGTACGTACTTCCAGCCTCATATTCTATCTGATACTTACTAGGAGCAGTAGCTTCTGCTTTTAACTTAGCTAGTTCCTGCTCTAGCCTCTCTATCTGTGTATTTATTTTACATATATCCATAATATTAATCCTCTTCTCTTGTACTATCCATGTAGTCATCATAGGCTCTATCCATCATATCACTAATGTAATCAATATAAGCTTCTTCTAACCACAACCCTGCTTCTTCTGGTTCATCCTGTGGTGGCAGCTGTTGTAGGT